ACAATACGTCCCCTCGTATTTTTGATCAAATCTTCCTTCTTTAGACCCCCTGCAGTCATTTCGGCTTTTCCGTTCCACACTTGTCTTCTAGATCCTCGTTTGAGAGTTTTAGAAGGCATTTTAGTATGCTCTGTAAAAAAAAATTTTGATTCCTAGACGCTTTAATTGGAGAATGCTAATCCACCCATACCGGACATAATACGCAGAACGTTATAGTTCACAGCGTACATGCGCATATCCCAAATATCATCATTGGCTTGGTCAACTGTTACTGCTCCATCCATGGTCAGAACTAGAGTAGCCGTATCAATACGAGAAAAGTTGCAGGTACCAGAAGGTTGGTGTTCTTCGGGCTTCACGGCAAAAGAGTACATGTATACACCCTTTCCAGGTGCAACACCTGTATGGTGTTGATAGGGTTGAACCTTGTTAAAATAATCACCATAACGTCTCTCTAGACGATCTTGGCCGTTAATCTGTAATTGCTGTTCAAATACAGCAGCCTGGTCGTACACAAAGGGAAGTAGACGAGTATTGCCTCCAAATACATAATTTGTAGGATCACTACTATTTCTTGCATACTTGAGAGAACCTATCTTACAATTAGTGTAGCAAGAAGGTTGAACAACCCAGATAAGTTCTTTTACAGGGTGATTAAAGGTTAGGTCAATGCGTTTAGATGGTGAACTGATTCCTACATCTTCGTTAAACTGAACTTGTTCAATGAGATATTCGTGAGATTGTTGAGCAAATCTGCGGCGCTCATCGGTATCTAGGTAAATGTAATCAATGTACAATGCAGCGGAAGAAGCCTGGGGGAGATTTGCTATCTGTGCACTACCTGAAGTATTATCTCCTACAATTGCTTGAGGAGAACTCCAGATTACATTAATCTTGACTTCGTGATATTGAAGGGCAATTAGAGGTAGAGCAGTTCCTGGGTTTCGGGTAAAGAAAAACATCAATGGAATGTACAAAATATTAGGCATAGATTGACGACCGTTTCCATTAGCGCATCCGACATTAGCAGAAAATTCTAATGTTCCTGTATTATACTTTTCATTGGTCAACATTCCAGATAGTTTACGAGCCTTCAAGAAATCGGAAGTCAGAACAGACGATCAATAATTTGACCACCAATATCTAGTTCTACACGTTCAATAAAATTGAATCCAAGAGGAACAATTTCACCTGCAACCGTGGCTTTATTAATGATTTCAGTCATAACCTGATTTACTCCAACTCCCCCAAGTCCGTTAGTAGTACCTGTTAACCCGCTAAGAATATTTCCTGCAACACCTCCTCCATAATTCCACTGTACTGGATTTCCTGCTAAGTTATTTGTAGGAAGTTCTAGTTGAATATAGGTGGAGTACAGGAGATCAGCGTATCTGTTAATGATTGCAGACTGTTTAGTTCCCCAGTTGGGTTCTCCGTTAAAGTTGACACGAAATGACTCCATAGCAAAATTGGTGTGTCGTTTATATAGACCCTTCCAAAACGTGATCTGGGGATTCCCGGAAATATACGCGTCTTGAGCTCCGTAAGCTACCAATTGTAGAAGACCACCTCCCATTTATATGTTCATACGCATAATTTTTTAGTGCTTACGACGTCTTTGAGTTTTGCGATGCTTGCGACGACGACGTCCACCCATACCAGGTTCTACGGCCGCATCAGCTGTTGCAGTCTTTTCCTCTTCTTCCTCGGAAGACTCACCACCACCACGCTTGGCTTTGTGCCAGGACTTCTTGGCTTCCTTGATGACCTGCTTGAGTCCCATACCTTTCTTGTAGGTACCACGACTCTTCATCTGTTTCATGGTTTTCTTGATGTGCGTAATCCACTTGTTGGCCATTTTATTTAAACGCAGGAAAATTAGTCGCCACAAAGGCTCCTTATTTCGTCCACACTCGCTCAAAACACAATAGATTTATCGCCAGTTTTTGGATTAGAATCGTAAATTGGAGATGTGGCAGCCATAGGTTGAAAGGAATGTTCAGGAGGAGGGAGGGCGGGCTTTTTGTAGACGACCGGTTTGTACCTTAAGTATGCTGGTTTAGCAAGTACACTTCCTTGCTGAAACTTACCTACATAGATCTCCATCATTGCGTCTAATGAACCATAATTCATCATAATCCATTGACATCCGTATCCGAACAATACGGTTGGGTTACTATTTTTTAAATCGGGGTCGGGATCAGGAATTACCATGGTAATCGCTCGTCTATTGGAATTGATCAATTCTTCATGATCATAAGGTTGTGAAGCGTTCATAAAGGATAGACGGCGTAAGTTAGAAGATCCCCAAGATAAATTTACTAGTTCATGCATAGAAGGAATACTCTTTATTTCAGGTCCTGATACAATCACAAGTTTTCCAGCAAGATTACAGATAGGTTCTACCGCTAAATTGAGTTTCCCTTGACCTTCATAAGCGTACTGAGGAGGCAAAAAGAATCTGGCCAACGTCTGTTTCAATATTTCTGAACACGCTTCAATAGTATTTGTTTTAGTTGTATGGAACATTAGGCTTAGCACAAACGGATCAGAAGCAGTTTTAGTTTCAACTTTATTAAAGGCTGTATTGGCTATAGATACACAGCATGATTCAAAGGATACAGAATTTTTGGCATAATCGTATCCATACGTTTCATTCTTGAGTCCGACTACAGGTTTGCCATCCGTATCTGAATAAATATCTAATTCAACTAATCGTGCTCCTGCTTTGATAACAAGAGGCAGAATACCGTCAGAAATATAATCATACACATAAGAACTAGGAAAGACGGAATAAGATGAACTAGCAATATAATAATCACATAACCGTGTATCATCTCCGGTTGGACACCCTAATGGTACTAAATCTGTTACTTTCTCGTAAGTCCCCATCGTCAAGGAAGCCCGCTGAACAGTTGCCATATCAGATCCTGCTAGCGTACGCCATATCAATAATCCTCCAATAGCAATCAAGAGAATAATAAAAAGGGGAAACCCATATTGTCTTATGATGCCGGTTTCTTCCATTATTATCCTACCTTAAAAAGAAGTTTGCGGAATTTATTTATCACATCATCGGGAATACGTTCGTCCATTGGAATACCTAGAAGACAACAGTAATGAAAGTAAATTGAATAGACTCCACATTCAGAATCTTTATATTGATGACGAGTTGTATTGTACGTCAATTCTGTTTGACCTAATCCTAATTGATCAATTTCTTCTTTCCATCGTGTCATCAAAATGTTAACCTCTTTTTCAGGTTTGGTTCCATACGAATCGAAATAGGTTACACGAGGATGTTCCAGAGATTTGTCTATATCTGCAAACAAGGCAAACCAATGTTTACCTGGTCCATCATGTTTATCGGTATTGAATACAATGCCAATCTGATCATATTTATGTTGAAGATCTCTAATTTTCAGTGAACACAGGACATTGACTAAACATTCGCCAGATTCTGATTTCAGATCAAAATCAATAGGAATACACCCTAAAAATTTATATTTGGGAAATAACTTTTCAAATCCCCGTTCAACCTTTTCAATATCTACAGACGATAACCAATCTTCAGGTTTTGTGATCCATGAATCAGGAGCCTTTGGTCTTGATAATAAATTGGCTACAATACAGGATGTTTTTCCAGCCTTACACTTTTTCTGGAATCGTTTTTTCAAGGATTCCCAAATATCTCCACTAATAGGTTGTTCATTTGGGTGTTCAGAATTATATGCTTTCTGAAAAGCCTTCAATGTTTCCTCATCAAACATCTTTATATGAGAAAACGAATTAAAAAAAATTAGATAGACTAACAGTATACCATGTTACTCTACCGAATCTGCTTTACGAATAAGTTTAATCCGGAGGATGAGTTCATACTCGAATACGAGTACACAGAGCCTCAAGCAATTGAGACAATTACAGTGCTGACAGATCTATTCCCTGACTGGAATATTGAGTACATCACCTAGTGTCAGAGTTCGCTCTGATTTTTCATAGAGTTTAATGATTCGATTAAAGGAATGAATGTATATCATAGCTGTCGTTCCTATAACTATTGGAAATAACCAATTCATTTGTTCTTCTTCATGTTTAAAACCGGACAAGAAAAACGAGGATCCCTCAACCGATAAAAATTCCATCGTCTATATCCAGGAACTAGTAAGGAATCAATCATAGAAAGATCCCATCGTTCTTTTTTAAATAAGGTGGCTCCAATATATTTGGGTCCCATTTCATTGACTTTAGTTTTAATTGATTTTTTTACGAGATCCATGGCTTTTAAATAATATGAACGATGTTCAGCAATATTCATTTCTTCTGCTAGTTTTTGTACAACTTCTTTAGATTTTTTACGAAACTCAAGAAGTTTATCTTGATATTCTTGTCTTGCTGCATTGAACTCTTTACGAAACTCTGAAATTTCAGGATCTTTAACAGCCTGTATAAAAAATTTACGAGCAATTCCGAGAGTTTCTAGTTGTTGAACTGGATCTTTATCTTTATTACAGAGAGGACATGCTGACTTTGATTTGAGCAAACATTCCATAATACATTTCGTATGAAACGCATGACCACATTCTAGTTTAAAACATGTTTCTGTAGTTTCACGCTCATCTTGGTATTCTTCCATATCCATCGTATCCCAGCAAATCGCACAACTCATTTTCTTTTGTAGAACGAACCTCTTAAAACGGAAAAAAATAAAGAAAAAAATGCAGTGAAAAAGATGAACGTTCTTGAAGAAAATGTCGACATATGGAAACGTTTGTTTTCGTATTTGGACTTGGAATCAAGAGTTAACATGAACAGAACATTCCGAACTCGGGAAGCAAACAGGTTTACCCGAGAACAGATAGAACTTCATGACGCAGCCGTTCAAAATAGGCTGCTGGCAGAAATTAGTCGAAAACATAATCCGATGTCAAATTCAAAATCAATGTGGTTTCTGGATCTAGTTTTGGATAAAAGAAATCTTCTTATACTTTCACTGGAATGCAATGACCGTATTTACGACAAGTGTTGTAGGTTGCAGGAGAACAGAGACGCAGGTAAGGCTTTACGTGATCGTTTGGAGGATGTAAAGCAGTACATTCTGGGCGTCAAGAAAAAGATCAAGAAGTTAGAATATATTACCGTTTCCTAGGTTTGCGACATGTTCGACCCCGAAATGTTTTTTTTGAACAGGGACTTTTATGTTTTGCTATTTCTTGTAAGGTTTCAGAATAGGATCCTTGGAATCCCATTTCAACTAGAATTTCAAACACATCTCGAAAATAACAATCGTGTATTTCAGGAACTCTGGGTAACCCATTTTTAGGATATAAATCTTTTAATGCGTTCCAAAAGGTTTCGTGGGCTTCACGTGAATGCATTTTTGAATCGTAGTTGTAAGCCATGGAAAGCAAGAAAGGAACACCTGGTAGATGAGCATTTTTTAACTCTTCGCGATAGTACCGAATAACTTGTGTAAAACCAGGAGAAGGGGCTGGATTCAATCCTTGAGATTCTAATTTTTGATTAACTTTCTTATGGAGATTGTATAGCCATAAGGCTAAATTATTTTGAGGTGGTTCCTCACGAATGTATTCACGAGTAGATTGACGACAGTATTTACAAGGAAGAACCTCGCCTAGAACTGTAAATAACTTCTTTTTCTTAGCAAGAGATCCTCGTTCAAAAGTTATTAAGTGCAACATCTTCCATCCTGACGGACCCCAGAATTTTGTGTCCATTATATTAAATGGCAGATAATCAGGTACTTACATTTGCGGTCGCAATTTTTATTGGTATGTCCTTAACCAAATTTTTTAATGCCCTCATCCGTGATCTGGTCTTACCTGTGTTATCTCCTCTAGCATCCTCTGAAGGAGAAGTAGCCAAATTGGTAGTGGTCATAGGCGGAATCAAATTGAATATTGGTGATGTAATTGTCCAAACTGTGAATTTAGGTATTGTATTCGCGGTAGTATCATTTGCCCTTCCCTACTTAAAAGAATATATTCCAGTGGCCGGTCGCAGATAGGCTCCCAGACGCTTGCGGATATCTTCTCTGCGTAAAGTAAATGCCTCGTCATAGAAAAACTAGAGGTAAAAAAGGAGGTGGAATCTTTGGTCCTGATGCTCCCCCTGACCCTAACGCAAAAACCTGGTCTGAAACTATTTCTGAATACACCCCCTCTGTCTTTAAAAGTAAACCTGTAAGTCCACCCCCACAACCTCCACCAGCCCCACTTCCCGAACCATTAGCGGCAGCTGTTACTGAAAGTCAACAAATGGCTCAAACTGCTGGACGCAGAATACAGAAACATACTGGCTATAATCCGGCATCATCAAAAAGTATGCGTAAACTCTTTAGAACAGCAAAGGGTGATAAGATGCTAGGTAGAAAGCATAGACGCCGAACTCACCGTCGTTAAACATCCAGAATCCTGAACGTTGTCCAACCGCCTTTCGAATATTTTCCATACAATTCCACAATTCTTTTTTCCAGATCAGAAGGAGTCAGAGACATCTGCTCGTTCTGAATCTTCCATTGCTTGAATGTAGATCTCAGCATTTCTTTAGATACGAATGTTTCCTCTTCAGAAGTACCGATCTTTTCTGTGATAAATCTAGCAATGCCGTCATTATCATTACGATAATCTGTAGTATACTCCATAACTTTTCCAGGAGGAACCAGTTTATGAAACCCGTGTCCGCTCTTGAATGTTGAAATCAGATAACTGAGAAACGGTGTTGCCCAATCTACTGAATTTACTGCGTGTTGAATCGTTTCATCAATAGGATAGTGATATGGCTCTGTAGGTTTCTCAACAAACTTAGAAGTAAAGTTGATCACCATCAGACGACGCCAAGTACCACCATCCGTTGAATTGATTTCAGGTTTATCATTACAAGCCAGATGAAACTTTGCTTGAACTTCAAATTCTGTGCCGGACTTGAATAGGTCACGAGCATACATCTTTTCGCAAGAACAAATTTCTTTCATTAGGCCAGTGTTCAAGGCAATACGTTCATCAGGTTCTTGCATAGTCACAAAGCGTCTACCTTTGAGTCGGATAACTTCTGGAGCAGCCGCACCAGATTTCCCACGCTTTTGAGTGAACAATGAAATAGGAACTACTGCTGCATAATCACCCAAAGCTTTGGCCGTCAAATTCATCAACATAGATTTACCATTTGAACCGGAACCGGTCAAAATATGGAATTTCTGTGCTTTGTTTCCGCCTACCAAACAGGTAGACAAATGTTTCATGAAATAAGAACGAACTTCAGAATCAGGAAGAACTTGTTTGAGAAAGAGTTCAATCTGTGCCCATGCAGGATAAGATTGGTAGGCTCTATCAGGATCATAATCTACTCCGGTACTGAAGCTCATATAATCGTCAGGTTTACCATCACGGAATTCGAAGGTAGTCAAATCTAGAACGCCGTTATTGAATGCAATCAACTCTTTATTGGAATCAATCTTTTTCGTAAATTGTTCATCGAAGAATAGTTCACGGCATTCACGCATTACATTGTTTTTGAAAGTTGTAGTTTTCAGTTTGGTATAGATCTTATTCAGACCCATACGTTGTGCTTCCAACTTACAATATTCACAAATTCCACAATCAGCTTTAGATTCAATAGATACACATCGCATCAAATTACGTTCTTCCATATCACGTCCAATCGTATTCATCTTTCCGAAGAATAGAGAGGCAATTTCAGAAGACAGACGGATTTGAAGATCTACGCCTGAATCAGTTTCTGTCCAAATATGACCAGCCCATCTGTACCACGCATTCTTTCCAAAATCGCAGCACTTATAGAGATCACGAAATTTAGCATTCACGACCTTGGCTACATCATGTTCTGTGCCTGAACAGGCTTGTTCAATAAGACGACTGACATTCTGGTTTTCAATTGCCAGATATCCTTCAGGATTATCAGTACGAGACCAATGATACAGAGATCCAATACTTAGCCTGTCTCCGTCATTACGAAAATTAATGGTATTCCATTTCTGGATACAATCTGCTTCATTGTACTTATCGGTATTTTGAGAACTGAAGTCTAGAAATACGTCTTGGAGATCGGGGTGGATATTGTGGAGACAAATACCTACATTCAACCAAGATTGGTAATCAGAAGACCGTTCGGACTTCAAATTCATTACGTGGGCTTTCAGATAATCTTTGTAATCTGGATCAATAGCACGAATACCTCTATGTGGAGAAGATGCGCGAGAACCAGGTTCACGTTGGGCCGGTCGGCCACGTGCTGGAGTTACGGCACGTCCACCTGAAATAACAGGTTCTTGACCGGCTGTATAAATATCACGTGCCTTTGCTGTCAATGGAGTTTCTTCAGAATCCTGTTTGCGTACAGAAAGAAGTTTGACTAGTTTTGAGGTCACAGGTGGAAGTTCAGTATTCAATGTGATTTCTCCGTCCGAATAATTCAAGATATACGAAATCATGTAGGGCAGAGATTCCTCTTCACCCTTTTTAGATCCGTAAACCATCCAATTTGCTGAACGTTTCACTACACCTTCATCATAAACCTTATCCCATTTCTCCTGCAAAGGAAGTCCGGTAAAATAAGTGTCCATAGTTTTCAGAAGGGTTCTGCGAATACTTTGTTCAACTGCTGTGGTTGTAGCCAATGAAGGAACCACAATGTGGATTCCAGATTTCATTCGGTTACGCTTTTCATCAAAAGTAGGCTTACGCTTTTCCATGATATAGACATCAACAGATGGAGGCAGTTCCAGGTACTCAGAAACCTGAGCCATGTACGCCTTGCAAAATGAGATAACCTGATCACGAGTATGTTGATGTGTTTTTACTACAGGTTCATAGACGAAATCAAAATCAACCCTCAGAGATCCAATCTTGGTATTCTTTTCCACTAGGAATGCCGGATGTCCATCCAGAATCCATTCGGAGTACAGATCATAAAATTGGTCAAGTTTATCATCTGGAATCCAGTATTTACCACCTTTCAGTCCTGTATGGGTATAAACGGTAGTAGAACTGTTCGCCATGAGAAATCTCTGTAGATTCATCGGTCCGTCCATGGCGTAATTTACTGTTGAGACATTAATTTTGACTTAATTCGTTTTCGAAAATGGATCGATTTACCTATTCTTCTGAATTAGTAAACATGAAGTTCTGTCCTGAATGCAAAAACGTTTTGTACTCCATTGAGGAAGAGTCTGGCCATGCCGTCCAGAATTGCCGTAAATGTGAATATAAGGAAAAAATTAGTCCTGATCATCCTGTAGTCTACGAACATGTGCTCAGAGAAGATACTTCAGCCAAATTAGTTCTGAACCCTTACCTGAAACACGACCCTACCCTACCTCGATTCACCGAGATTCAGTGTCCTGCTCCTGAATGTCCATCTAGATCTGGAACGAAAGCCGATGTAGTAGGAGTAAAAATCGATCGCCAAAATGTCATTTGGATGTACCAATGCGCAAATTGCGATACGACGTGGAAACAGAACGCCCAGGCTACTTAAAGTAAGCCAAACGGCTACGTAGTTTTCCTTGGAGGGGTTGGATAATCAGGAGGATTTAACTTTTGTTTTTTTACAGTTAATTCTATTCCCGAACTATCTCTGATTACCTGGGTAGGTAGTGCAGGGCGTAGAAATTTAATTCCTACCGCATCACGTCGTTTCATCTTTTATTGATTCGAGCCCATAAATATTTATTTTCGTTTTCAAAAACGAATCTAACTCTTCGCTACTCAATAAGGATAAAATGGAAGTCCTACGCGAATCATCCCGACTCCTGCACCCCGAAGTAATCCCAATTCATCGTAAAGAAATCACGGAGTCTCTTTCTAATGACCGCAAAACCTTACCATTCTATTCTAAGTATGAGTACACTGTTCTGCTTGGAACACGTGCTCAACAGTTGGCTGAAGGATCTAAACCTCTAGCAGATCTAAAAGGTTTGGATACTGCAAGTCCTCAATTTATTTGGAATTTGGCAAAGCGGGAAATACTCGAACGCAAATTGCCCTTTATTATTCATCGTCGTCTTCCTGGCGGCGGATCTGAATATTGGTCATGTTCTGAATTGGCTGTGATCTGGTAATCTGGCGACTACCTTGTGTGGCGACTACCTTGGGAGATCTGGCGACTACCTTGGGAGATCTGGCGACTACCTTGTGTGGAGACTACCCGCACATTTCACCTAAGGTTTGAGATGTTGGAGGAAAAATGAGCATTTCAGGAAAAGCGTCGGGAGGTGCCAGAAAAATTGGAGCATCGTGAACAGCAGATTTATTACCAAATTGAGTATCGATAGTATGCCATCTTGCTTGATCACGTCCCATTTCTTGGAACAAACGTTTTTCATCTGAACGAGGCCAGGTTACCCAAACAGTTTTCAGTAGGTAAACTG